GCACTCGACGGGCTGGCTGACGCGCTGTTCGTGAATGACCAGCTCTTCCAACCCATCTTGATTTTTAGAGTTGAGGGCAAGAAGCCGGGACGACTTATCGTAGAACTTGAGGAGATGACATGAGTAAACTTATTGACCCCAACGAAGCAGTCGATTTTATGATTGCCAACTCAGCCAAGTACGCCGAGGCAGAGGCTAACAAGGTGTTTATGGAGGAGCTAAGGAAGACCATCAAAGCAGAGGAAATGAAAAACGCTGAAGCCCATGGCAATGGCGAGTACAAGACCGCCGCCATGCAGGAGCGAGAAGCCTACGCCTCCCCACGCTACAAAGAGCACCTGCAAGCCCTCAGACAAGCCGTAGCGGAGCGCGAGCGCCTTCGATGGCTTCTCATAGCCTGTCAGGAAAGAATTGCTGTATGGCGCTCTATGGAGGCTTCTAACCGCCACGTCGAGAAGGCTACCCTGTGAACAACAACCTCACGGCAAAAGAAAAAGCCTACGTCGGACTGGTCAAGGAGCTCCCCTGCTCTGTGTGCGACCAAGAGGGGCCCAGCGACGCGCACCATGTCAAACAGCACAGGCAGTACACCGTCGTGGCTCTGTGCAAGTCCTGCCATCAAGGGAGCAAGATGGGCTGGCACGGTGAGCGTAGGGCGTGGGCCATAGCCAAGATGGAGGAGATCGACGCCCTGAACGTCACCGTGCAGAGGGTGATGGAGCTGTTGATTAAGAGGTAGGGTTTGTCCTAATAAAAATATTTTCAAAAAGATCACACAAGCGCTTTAACTTGATGTTAAGATAGCGTCACTGCAATAAGCAGGTTACCTGAAAGACAAACATCATGACTACAGCAACATTGATCCAAACAGAAGCCCTGATCTCTACAATCACTTCTGACATCGACGCACTCTACGTGCTTGACCAACAAGCCAAAGCATTGGCTGAGCAAGTCAAGGCAATGAAAGATGCCATCGCCAACAAGTACGGTGAGTCTGCTAAAGATGCAGAAGGCAAAAGCATTCCCTTCAAAGGCGAGTTACACGAAGTGGTCATCCAGTTGGTTCCTATCTCTGGCACCGTTGACTACAAAAAATTGTGCGCCGCGTACAACATTACTGACGACGTGTTGGAAACCTTCCGCAAGGCAGGTCGTGCTGACATTCGCGTAACACCAGCAAAATAATTTAAGAAAGGGGTTGACAGCCCCTTTTAATTCCATGTTAAGATGCATCCACGCCAATCAGGCGTTTACTTGAAAGACCAAAATGAACTTCTTCAAAACACAACAGAACCCACACGCTCCAGTCCACATCATTGTTGTGGAGATCAGCGACAAGACTCAGCACACAGACGGCTGGGTATCACGCAATGACTTCAAAACATTCGAGCAGGCTCAAGAGGTGGCAGAAGCCGCCAGCCGCTTCGAGGGCGTGGACTACATCGCTACTGATGCTGGTGACTACTGCTCACCACGTTACGACGTGATCAAGGCGCCACAGCACTTGACTCCAGTCTCCTATTGCTTCAATGGCGACTACTACCCTTGCGGTCACATCAAGTCCATCAGCAAGACCATGAAGAAGATCACTACCACTACAGGCAAAACCTTCTACCGTCGTAAAAACACAGGTTGCTGGGTGTCTCACGGCATCTGGTCAATGGTCGAAGGTCACATCGAACAACGCAACCCAATGTTCTGAAAGAATCAAAATGGCAAACGAAATCGAAACATCAATCAACACTGAGGCGGAGGTGCGCGTCAGTGCCGATCAGTACGACGAGGGGGTCTGGCTGTCCTTGCAAGGGCGCCGCTCAATGATGAGCGTCCCACTGACTCGCGTCGAGGCTGAGCAGTTGATGGTCAACCTGAAAAAAATCTTAACCAACAACCCAGTATGAGCGAGACCATCATGAGCGACTACATCAAAGGGTTCAACGCAGGGGTTGACTGCGTTTTGACCGAAATCGAGCGACTTGAGAAAACAGGGTCTATAAACCTCGAACAGCTACTCAAGCACCTTGACCCTCAACGAGACCAGAAAACGGCTCAAAAGCCCGATAAAGGGGCTCCATGAAGCTATCTGTAGTTAACAGCATACGATTTACGCTCCGCGGAATACCTGATGGCATGACCTTAGAAGAGCTGTCTGACTTGCTTAGCAGACCAAAGACTAACGTCAGGAAAGTTCTCAAAGCTATGCCTGACGTGTATATTGACAGGTGGGAATTGGCACCAAGGGGGCAATACAAAGCCGTTTGGTGTGTCGTTATCCCGCCAACAGATTGTCCAAGACCAGATGGGAAAAGCAATGATTGAGCTGAACATATGGGAGAAGGCTATGGGCTGGCGCAAGCGGCAAATGGTCGAAGCCCAAATAAACGAGGTGAGTGAGAAGATCAGGAACGACACGCTTGAAGAGGTGGCAAAGGAGGTAAACAACTTCAAAGCCTTTGAGAAGGACACCATGGACAGCTTCGCGGCATACATTCGGAGCATGAAACGATGACGGAATGCGTTAATAAAACCGTTCAAAAGCTGGAAGAGCGCATACAAGAGCTTGAGTCCAAGCTGAAACACGCGACCGTAAAAGCCGCAAACCTTGAAAAACAAAACAAAGAATTCAAGCTAACCATCAAGGACATGGATAGAAGGATCATGAGGGGATTGAAGGACTGATTGCATACAAACACAAAGATCCGTTAAACTTTGCGTTAAAGGAGCTCAGTGATGGCAAAGAAACCAAAAGATCTTTCCAGCGACACAGTCGCCGATGTGACAGGTAAGCCGCAAACAAAAGAAGTGACAACAAGAGGGAACACTTACACAGAACACATGGGTAACCTCATCTGCATACGCTTAGCAGAAGGGGAGAGCCTAAACAAAATCTGTAAGGATGAAGGTATGCCAGACAAGGCTACTGTGTTCCGTTGGTTAGCTTCCGAAGCAAGTTTCTGCGACAAATACGCACGTGCGCGTGAATTGCAGGCTGAGACTCAGTTCGATGAATTGATCGATATTGTTGACCAACCACCAGAGCTGGCTCACGTCGTGGACAAGAATGGAGAGCTGGTTGAGGTCAAGTTCGACTCCTCTTACGTGGCATGGATGAAGCTTCGGGTCGACACCCGCAAGTGGACAGCCGCACGTATGGCTCCCAAGAAGTACGGTGAGCAGAAGCAACCAGAGCAGACCCAAGACCTCACTTTCATTGATGTGAACGTCAGGGACATGATGGACGTGGCTGTCAAGCGCCTTGAGCTGATACGGATTGCTGAATGAGTGCTGTCATTGAACAGGACATTCTGGACATCTTGCAAGACGAGGGGCTTCGCAAGAGTCTGGGCCCGTACCACGGCGCCGCATACGCCACACGCATCAAATGGCTCTCAGGCGCGTTCAATCACCAGAAGCTACCTCAAGGTGAGTGGTGGTCTATCTGGCTCATGCTGGCTGGTCGTGGGGCTGGCAAGACCCGCACCGCGGCTGAACAGCTTTGGTGGTGGGCGTGGGAGAACCCCGGCACCCGTTGGCTGGTCTCCGCCCCCACATCCATGGACGTACGCGGCACATGCTTTGAGGGTGAGTCAGGACTGATCGCCGTGATCCCGCCTGCGTTGATACGAGACTACAACAAAGCCCTACACGAGATCGTGCTGGTCAATGGGAGCCTGATCAAAGGCATCAGCGCCAGCGAGCCTGATCGCTTCCGTGGTGGTCAGTACCATGGCGCATGGCTGGACGAGCTTGCCGCTTGGGACTACCTCGACGAAGCTTGGTACAACATCCAGTTCGCCGTTCGCTTGAAGAAGGAAGACGGCAGAACCCAGATCATTGCCACGACTACCCCACGACCCAAAGACCTCATTGTGGAGCTTCTAGGGCGTGAAGGAGACGACGTAGCCCTCACGACGGCATCTACCTACGTCAACCTAGCTAACCTCGCCCCAAGCTTTCAGAAGCAGATCCTTGCATACGAAGGTACTAAGATCGGCAGGCAGGAGATCCACGCTGAGCTGATCGACCCTGAAGAGTCAGGGATCGTCAAGCGCGACATGTTCAAGCTGTGGGCGCCAAACAAGGCGTTCCCTAAGTTCGAGTACATCCTGCAAAGCTACGACTGCGCCAGCTCAGAGAAGACTGTCAACGATCCGACAGCCGCTATCACGTTTGGTGTGTTCAAGCCACTGGATGGCCCCATGTCCGCCATGATCATTGACTGCTGGCAAGACCGCCTGCAATACCCAGACCTGCGCCCCAAGGTCATTGAGGAGTACGACGTAGTCTACGGTGAGGGCAAGGACAAGAAGCGCGTAGACCTGATCCTCGTGGAAGACAAGTCCGCAGGCATAGCTCTTATACAAGACTTGCAACGTGGGCACTTGCCTGTTCGTGCGTACAACCCCGGTCGCGCTGACAAGATCCAGCGCCTGAACATTGTGTCGAACATCATTGCCGCTGGGCGTGTATGGATCCCTGAGAGCAGTGTCAGGAAAGGATACGTCAAGGACTGGGCTGAAGGCTTCGTCTCCCAGATCTGTAGCTTCCCTGATTCGACACACGACGACTTCGTGGACGCCTGCACCCAAGGCTTGCGGTTCCTGCGTGATGCTGGGTGGCTGGACATTGATGGAGCACCGCGGGACGACTACGACATGGACGACTACATTGACAGTGGACGCCGTAAGATCGAGAACCCGTACTCAGCATGATGGACGTATCGCTACACCCAAGGTATCATTGGGCTAACAGCAACTCAGCGGGATAAGCCATGGCTGACGAAAACACACCAGCGTTCTACCCACGAGTTGGGAACATCAGGCGGAAAGACTTTAAGCCTGCCCAGCCGATGCCGTTCATTGAAGATCCTAGAGCGATGGACTTGCCACAGTACGGCGACGTTGACCTAAGCGTTCCATCCAAAGAGAACCTAGAGATGAGCAGGCGCATGGCTGAACGCGACGCCCAGCTCAGGCGCCAGCGAGAGGCTGACAGATCCCGACTTGAGAAGCTTGCTGGTGGCGTACAGGCTGGTAGGTTCCTTGGCTCAGCTCTTACGCAGGGCATCAACTCAATACCTACTCGCATTTTCAAGGGTGACGAGGCGGCTGACAAGTTCATGCAAGAGCGCATGTACAAGCCTGAGCAACCCTTGGCGTATGAGTACGCAGGTGACGTAGGCGACATGCTTGAGCGCCTTGAGACAGAATACAAGATCCCGCCAGTGCTACCCGAAGCGGTGGCTTTGCAGTATCTAACAGGCCCAGCCACTTCTCAAGCCATGAAGGCGGCAGGCAAAGGAGCGCAGGCTCTTGAGAAGCGTTTAGACCCTATGGTTACCCAAGCGCTTGATCGTGGTGGTCTACAGCGTGACTTGCTGTTAGGCATGGGTACGCAATCTAACGTGGTCAAACCCAAGGGCGGCGTTAACATTTCCAACAACCCAGACACCATGATGCTGGAGCTGGGAAACAAAGCGCCTATGAAAGCCTCTGAGGCGCTGGGCAAGATCGAGGGTCGTCCACTAAAGATTACACAGTCTGATCGCACAAAGGTTGGTGGCGGATACTTGGGAGGCCCCGGTTTCTCTGGCCTTCAACTCACCGAACCTGAGTACCGTGCGGCTGAGGCGGCATGGGGCGTTCAAAACGCAGGCACAGCAAAGACCATCCTCGGTGGTGGCAAGAAGGGTGACAACCCAGTCTACGCCGCCATGATCGGTACACCTACTCAGCATCAATCAAACCAGATGGTGTTTGACAAGCTGTACGGTGACTTTAAGAAAGCCGCCAAGCGTGGTGAGCTTACGCCTGAACTGCGAGACCTGATCAATACGCGCTTAGCCGCGTCTGTTGACAAAAAGGGTAATCCTGTTTTCCCTGCGGATGTTGACATTTTAGATAAAAATTTCAAGAACATCGCTGATACTTTCAGTCGTCGCTCTATTGCTGGTCACTTAATGGGCGGCGTACAAGTTGGCGGTAAGAAGGGTCAGATCATTGATTACGACAAGATCATTCGCAACACAACCGACCCAGCGTTGATAGATCAACCCACTGGTGCATTGGGTAACCGCCTGTTCACATTGAGCGGCGGGATCATTGATCGCCCTGACCTGCATCCAGCGTTCCCAGCTATCTTGCAGGGTGAGGACTTGGGCGTGACGTTTACCCCAGTGGAGCGTAACCTTGTCATGAAGGACTTTGTTAATAAGACCATGCGCGAGAAGGGCAGGAAGCCCGGCTACATGGACTACACCCGCGGCAACCCACCTACACAGTTGATCACCGAAGACATCTTGACCGAGTTGCAGAAGCTCGGACTCAAGAAGGGTGGAGCCGTCAAGAAAGCCGAAGGCGGATACCTCAAGAAACCAGCCGCCTACATCAACGGCGACGAGTTCGTGAACGCCGCTAAGAAGTACGGCATCAAAGACAGCATGAACAACCTGAACAAGATCGTAGACCTTGTCAACAAGGGCTTGTCAGTGGATGATGCGGCACGTCAAGTTGCTGACAGTGGTATGCACAAAGCCGCTGGTGGTGCTATCCGTGGTGACGATCTAATCCTTGAAGAGAGACCACTATGAGCCTTGTCAAATTAGGTGGGTTAGGCGCTAAAGCCGCTAAGAAGACTGCCCCCTTCTACTCCGCGGTGGATGAGGCATTAGCCAACCTAAAACGCAACAAAGGCACAGGCCCCGAGTTTTTTTCTGAACTTAAAAATACAAAAAATATTAAACCCAGTGAGCTGGCTGATCGTAAGCTTGAGCAGGCATTCAAAGCCAAGGGCAAGATGACTAAGGAAGAGGCTCAGCAAGTATTAGCGGATAACCCACCACCAAGGGTTCAAGAGCGTGTGCTTGAAGATCTAGATGATGATGCGCGCAAAGCATTAATCGACGATAAGATGGAAATCTATGGGTATGATCGTTACAGTGAAGTTCCAAGAGACGTAATGCGTCAATGGAATGATGAAATTGATGCTGACGCCGTAAAGTACAACGATTCTGATTACGTAAGTAAAGGTGGTAGCAACTACCGCGAAATCCTGCTCAAGTTACCGCAGTCCTATACAGAAAAAGATTTTCATCGTTTGTTGATGCTAGAGGCAGAACAACGACGTGGTGACTTGACTCCTGCGCAAATTAAAGAGATGGCAGATTTGCAGGCAAAGAAACAGACAGCCGCATCCAACTACTCATCTGGTCATTGGGATGATCCCAACGTGTTAGCTCACATGCGTGTGCAGGATAGAATGATCGCTCAGCCCTCACAAAAGGGCTTTTACGTTGTCAACAATACGTCTGGCAGACGGTCAGATATGTTTGATACCCCTGAACAGTTGCAGGCGTATGTTGAGACTTTGCCTGAAAGCATTCGCAACAACGTGACTATGGCTCAGGGTGAACGCAAGGTTCCGCCGAGGAAGGTCTTGCAAGTTGAAGAGATCCAGTCTGACTGGCATCAGGCGGGACGCAAGAAAGGTTACGCATCTGAGGAAAACCCAATGCGTATGACTGGCGAGGCTATACCTCTTGGCGACAAAACCTACGGAGTTAGGTGGCAGGATGGCTCTGTAGATACGCTTGGTTACGGAAAACATCATGCTGAAACAATTGCCCAAGAAGGCAAGTTGACTGGCGTTGTTCCTGACGCGCCATTCAAAAAGAACTGGCACGAGCTGGCAATGAAGCGTTTGCTTAACTATGCGGCTGATAAGGGCTATGACGGGATTGCGATCACGCCCGGCGCCGAGCACTTCAAGCGCTACGGTAGTGAACGCATTGATTGGAAGAAGAGCGATGACGGTTGGATTGTTGGAGCCAAAGAGCAGACTGGCGGACGCCATGAAGGTCGAGACCTTGAAGAGATTGCTCGTGATCGTGGCATCTTGCTTGAGCGAAGCGGTGACCAAGTCAAGTCTAAGGAAGACCTGCACCGAATTGTCAACACAGTATTGAACCGTGAGAACAACCCAGAGCAGGTCAACAAGCTAACGAACCGTATTTGGGATCGTATGCAGACAGAAGCAGAAGGTACGTCCCTACCTCGCAAGGAAGGCATGGAAGGCTTCTATGACAAGATGCTGACTGACTACCTGAACAGCTATGGTAGAGACTACGGCGCTCAGGTTCAAATGCGTCAGGTTGCGGCAACGCCTGAAGCCATGGAGAAGAAGTTCAACCTTAATCCCAACAATTTGCCTGACATGAACGCAGAACAGGCTAGTGACTACGGCAAGATCCTACAAGGCTTTGGCAACACACAACTGTCTGACGTGCACTACTTTCCGATTACGCAACCGATGCGTGAGTCCATCAAGCAGAAGGGCTTACCCCTGTACCAACAGGTTGGCATCCCAACTGCTGGCGCTGGTGCGGCTTCCCAGATGCTTGAGCCTGAAGAAGAGGCTGGCTTAGCTACTGGTGGCGTTGTTAAGTCAGCCGTCAAGCAGGCACAATTAGCCAAGCTGGCTAAGATGCGTGAAGAGATGGCGCCTAGAGCTGAGGCTGTCAAAGCCTTGATCGCTAGGGATCAGAACAGATACCTTGCCGACGTTGTCCCCAACTCACTGACCAACGCTGAAATTGAGTCTGAGATCAAGCGCATGGCGGCTAAAGCCCCAATGTTTATGAAACCTAGCGCATTGACTGAGCTTAGGAAGACTGTCCAGCAAGAGAAGGGTGACTACGGCTCAAGGCGCTTAGAACGTGCGGCTGATGAAATCCCTAACCTTGAGCGGTTGTATAAAGAGCAGGCGCTCAAAGAGGCGTTTACTGGAGACAACGCTAGAGCCTTGATGACCATGAACCCTAAGGACTTTGGAAAATATGCTATGCCTCTTGACTCAAGAGAGCATTATGGGTATGAGTCACAAAGTGAATATATAGACAAACTTGCTAAGTTAGTCGGCGGTTTCAATGATGTTCCATTTTTAGAGATCAATAAACGAGAGCAGGGCGCTCCCAAGATCCCATTTATTTCTGGTCATGAAGGTCGTCATCGCAGTCGTGCACTAGAAAGTAAAGCTGAACCAGCAAGCCTTGTGCGTTTATTGCCACGTAGTGAGTTGCGTGAACCATTTCCTCGTAGGTCGCAAGAAGAATACATTGATGCACTTAAGAAAGAGTTGGAGATGACTGGCAACAAAGTCATTCCCGAAAAATATTTTGATAATTTTAAACAAGAAGAATTAAAGAGACCACCAATTATTTTGCCTGACATCTACGCCAAAGGCGGAGCAGTTAAACCTCAA